TGCCTTGATGTATTACATAACTGATGCGACCATTGGTTTTCCCGTATGATCGAATTTGATCTGCCAAATATGCTGAAAGCCCTTTGTCGTCAGAAAGCCGAGCGTCAATATCAATTGCTCGCACGCATCCATTTGTGTCTGGGTTGTGATCGCTCTTTCGTGTGCTATGTCTAGCATCACCAATCCACCCATCAGATTTGCGCAAACGCTCTGGGAAGGAATCATCAATCTGCTCACGCAACTGCACAGCTGCTTTAGACAACCATGGCTTCATTACAAACCTAGTGCTTGCAAATCCTCAACAGTCAAACCAAGTGCTGCAAGTTTAGCCTGTGCTGCTGCTTTGGCTGCTGCTTTGTCAATTACTGCCTGTGCTTCATCGGCTTTAACTTGCTCAATAGCAGCATTAATCTCTGCCTGTGTTGGCGCATCGCCTTCTAAAAGATCCCATTTGATTGTGGAATAATCCTCATCAGTAAATGAAAATTGAGCATTTGGCTTAAGATGTCTAATTGCTTTGGTTAAGTAATTCATTATGCACCTATTTCTAGCAAGGTAATTGATGATTTTGTTGATCCTTCTTGTGCAATAACCACACCACTAAGTGAAGTCTGTGTAACTTTAGCCTGTGTTTTATATGTTGTTGCCGATGTTGTTGCTGGGCTGTCTAAATAAATTAAAGGCGTTTGGTCTTTTAATGTTAATCTGACAATAGTTGCGCTTGTCATTTGTAATCCAATAGCTTGTGCGCCATTCGCACTACCAAAATCATAAATAGAACTTGCACCCCTTAAAAGTTGCAAACTGCTACCTTGACTTAAAGAAGTGTTTGATGCACCATCTCTATCACAATATAAACTTTGTTGAACTAATACTAGAATTTTGCTAGTTGCAGAGGTTGGCGTGATAGTGGCAGTCAATGTTGTATCTGTAAAAGTATCTGATGCAATTGATGTTGATGTTGAAGTTGTTGCTTGGATTACCTGCAAAACTTTTCCGCCACCACCAGCAGGAGTAGCCCAAGATGGCACGCCAGCAGCAACAGTTAAAACTTGACCTGTTGATCCAATTGCAAGTCGTGTGTTTGTGTTGGCTGTTGCTGATCTATAAGCAATGTCGCCAGTTGTTGTTTCTGGATTTAAATTTTTAGTTGTTGTATCAATAGATGAACCAAGCGTGCGAATAGCAGCTGCGCCATCCTTGACCAGATCTGTGTCATCCGGTGTTTCCCAATTATAGTTCGTAGTGTTTGCCATATTAGGCTACTGCTCCAATCGCATTTTCCCATGTAAGTGTACCACTTAGAGTGTTCCAAGCCTCTGAGGCTGATACTTGTTCCCACCGAAGTGCTACTGTGGAAAACTCAATCGGGCTCAAATTTATGGTTAAAAATAATTCGTTGAATCTAGTGCTCCAACGCCAGCCTTCAACATAACCCTCAAATTGTAAGGTTGGGGCTATCTGGACAGGCAAGTCTGTAATTCGCATTGGTTGCCCAATAAAGATGCCAAGCAAGGCATCTCGGTCTGCATCATCAATGGCTGAGTTAGTCAATGGGAATGTAATGCTGTCAAATAAGGCTCTTGGATAGGCTCGCAATTCAATAAAGCGATCAGCTACATCTTGAGCATCATTACCATCGTGCAAAACTGTATTTAATGATTCGCCCCTAAAACCAAACAATTCAATACTTGTGGCATCCAATGCAGTTCGCTCTGAACCAAAGTTTGAACCAAATCTGACCACAACATCATTGCGAACATCTGAACCCCTAGTCAAAACTTTCAATCCCACTCCAAAGGCTGTGTTGGCTGAAATGTCTGTGTAACCATTATTTGCGAGATAATTCTGCCGGTGAATAGCATCCGCATAACCAATCCGTCCTTCATTGTCCTCATACAAAACTCCAAATGCACTTTGAGCAATAAGGCTTGCAATGTTATAGACCGTATCCGGCTCTGCTGATCTTGCCCTAATATCAAATTGCCCTGGACGATCAATTTCGCCAAGCCCTAAATTTTCAGCATTTGCCCATGTAATTGTTGGATCATATCCTGACCATGTTTCAGCTGCCGGCACTTCATTCCAATTGTTAAGAAATAAACCTGATAACAATTCAAAAATTTGATCTCCGTCATCAGCTCTTGACAATGTGCCCTCATAAATAACTTTCGGCAATTTAGCCAATGAACCTAATGCAAGGATTGTGTAAGTAAAAGTTTCTGCAACGCTACTAGCTGATGCAACCTCGGTGGTGATGTCTGTAATGTTGCCACCAAATAAAGTCCTAAAAACATTGGTGCTATCTTTGACCTGTAATGCTATTCCGTCATTAACTTGGAAATTGTAGTTTTCATTGTTTAAAGCCACTAATGCAATTTGAATATAAGATGGCGTTGGCTGTGCGTAAATATCCTCACGCCCTGCTTGATGGGCTATATCAGAGATAGCAACATCGGTGTATTCCACACCATTGATGCTTAACTTATATTCAGGCGTAAAGACTGACATTATCTCGCTCTAGTGATGCCGCTGTTATACAGCTGTGGAACTGATCTTGATGAACTCTGATTAATCACCTTAGCGACTGCTCTAGCAGCACCTTCGGAATCTACCGCTTGAACTGTAATATTTGTGACCGCTGTTGTTCGGTTCTCTCTAGTGTTTGCCGGAACTGCTGGCAATGGTGCTGCGCCTAACATTCCAGCCTGACTTGCACTTGGAGAAACATTTGGAATGTATCCAATATCTGCTCCGGGTTTAGCAATGTTAATAAATCGAATTGCTTGGTTGGCTAGTTCAGTTAACCCACCAACTACCTCTCTAACGAAATTAATGAATCCTGCAAGAATGCCAGCAAGTCCATTAATTGCTTTACCAAATGTTTCAGCACCTTTTTGACTTTGTGCTAGTCCTGCACTCAAGCCTTCATCACCAGTTAATCCTGCAATAAAGGCATTTAATGTTGGAATGCCGGTGTTATTTAAAAAACCAATAAATTGCTCAACTGCTGGGAGTAATGCAACGCCTAACGATTCCTTGGCTTCATCAAATCCAACTTTTAATCGATCGATCTTACCTTGGAATGTTTCAGCGTTTGCAGCTGCTGCGCCACCATAAAGATCCGACAATCTTTCCTGCACTTGAGTAAATGACAAAGTGGATAGTTCCGCCTTAGATAAACCAAGACCCAATCTGCCAAGAGCTGTGGTATTGCCATCCTGTGCTCGACCTAATGCGTTTGCAACAGTTTCTAATTCAATGCCACGACCTTTGGAGATGTCTAAAGCAAGGTTTAATAACTTTTGCGCTTCCTCAGTTGATTTTGTAGATACTGCCAACCTCTGCATCGCTGGACGAAGTTGGTCATCAGCCACCCCAGTCGCTAAAGATGTCTTGAGAATCATTGCCTCAGTTGCCGCTATTTGGGCATCAGTAGCCCCTGTGGCTTCTCTCAAAGCATTAGCCAACCTTAACTGTGCTTGCTCATCCTCTATTGCAGCCTTGACCCCATCAATGGCTAATTTAGTGCCATAGGCAACGGCAGCAGCAGCAGCGACTGCAAATGCAGCAGCAGCCTTCTTGCCAAATTCTGAAATCTTGCTTGAGTTACTTTCAACCGCTTTGTCGGCTTCGCCTAGCTTCTTTTTTAAGTCATCAACATCGGCAAGGATTGATAACTTCAATGTGCGGTTACCGGTTGCCATTAGACCCATTCCTTAATAATGCGATTAAAAGACTGTTCCCATTTGTTAATCAATTCAGGCTGAATTTTGCGAAGGGTTGGATAGATAAACCAACCTCTTGAACCTCTGCCTTGCCGTCCTGAATATGTAGGGAACTGCTTGAACTTATTAGATCCAAACTCAACTCCACCCCATAGGGTTTGCGTTGTAGCACCACCTGAAAACTTCTGTCTTGCGAAACCATAACGGAACTCACCGATTTTGCTGGACTTAGAGATGCTAACGCCCTCTGCGACTCTCTCTGCAACCTTGCCAGCCTTTGTTCTAGTTCTAGCTGCCTGCTTAATTTCCTCTGATGCAAAATACGCCAAAGCAGCAGATTGAGTTCTTGCTTCCTCTGTTGCTTGGTCATCCATAAGTTTGAAAGCCTTGTAAATATCACGCAGATCGTTTTTATTGTATGCAATGGTTTCTTTAGCCATTCCTTGCCTCC